GTTCGCATTGTTATTGAAGCGGGGTACGATGGATTTATCCAAACTGATACCATTCAAAACGGCGAGTCAATAAAAGTCCAATCACCTAAACAATATGGTAAAATATTTGAGGGTGAACTGGTCCAGTATTTACATGACCGCGAGGATAATATTGATTATACCTTAACGCTGATTGCCTATGATGGCGACACTCTCAGTAACCGTAGCTTTATAGATTTCAATGTAAACAAAGGCATGAATCATCGTCAAATTATTAACCAAATTGCAACACAGGCTACCAGTTCTGCAGATGTGGGACATATATCTCCAGATATAGGCAGTAAGACTTTACCGCGCGGTAAGGTCTTTTTTGGTGCTCCGAAAGGCTATTTGCGAGATATAGCGCGAGATAATAATGCAAACTTTTGGATTGATGATGGACAAATAGTAATTGCTAAAGTAACTGATATACCCCCAGGGCAGGCGTTGGTACTATCGCCTACGACTGGCCTCATAGGCGTACCGCATCAGACACAGGAGGGCATACAGTACCGCTGTTTACTCAATCCATCTATTACGCTAAGAAGTATGGTTAAAATCGATAATTCTATTGTTAGATTAATGAAATTGCAGGCTTCACAAAGTGCGCTAGGGACAGTTTTTGCCCTGCAATCCCCCCTTGATGCTGACGGCCAATATACAACGGCTAAAGTAGTGCATACGGGCGATACCAGGGCAAACGAATGGTACACGGATGTTGTTGGTATTAGTCATAACGGCATAGGCGTACTACCTATGCTTATGTCTAATCCAACACAAAGTCCAAATAGATAGGTGGTGATTATTTGTTATCTCTAAATGAGAGAGTACAGGATCCTAATGAGATGTATAAGCGCATGAACGAGAATAGTGCATATGATTTGCGTGTTGCATCTCCTGGTATCATTCAGAGTTTTAATAGTGCGACACAGACAGCAACTGTTCAGCTTGCGATCCGCGAGAAAATCAATATTGATGGGAATGTTAGTCATGAAGAAATTCCACCATTACTGGATGTACCTGTTTTTATGCCTAGGGCGGGTGGCTACTGCTTGACGTTGCCAGTAAGCGTAGGTGACGAATGCCTAGTGATCTTTGGGGACAATTGTATGGATGCCTGGTGGCAGTCTGGTGGAGTGCAGAACCAATTAGAAAAGCGCAGGCATGATTTATCAGATGGGTATGCTCTTATTGGTATTTGGAGCCAACCAAAAGTAATATCGGGATACTCGGCAAATAGTGCTCAGCTAAGGAATGAGTCGGGATCTGTAATGATTGAACTTGCTGGATCTACAATTAATATCGCAGGTGGCGATATCAACCTTGGCAGTAATACCACTATTGATGGTAAAAACTTTTTATCTCATACGCATTCTGATCCCCAGGGTGGTAAAACAGGCGGTGTGACATGACAATGAAATATAGGAGATTATCAGACAGTGACGACTATGTTTTTGGGCAATCCAACCAAGACTTTTATAGTGGCGTTGATGCTGTAGCTCAGGCTATTTATACACGCTTAAAACTACTATATGGCGAGTGGTGGGAGGATCTAAAGGATGGTTTACCATTGTTTGAAAATATTCTAGGAACATCTGGCAGTCCTCAAAATAAGAAAGCTATTGATGCATTGATTAGCGAAAGAATTTTAGGAACCTTAAATGTCATAGGAATTACTGATTTTTCGAGTAGTTTTGATGCAAGTACTAGAGCGTACACATTTCAAAGCACAGTCAATACCGCCTTTGGTCAAGTGACTATTGGCAATTAGGAGGTGATTTATAAGTGGCTTATTTCCCCCCATTTATTGATTCAGCGGGGCTCCATATTCCTATATATTCAGATATTCTTGCTGATCTCATAGCACAAACTCAGCAAATTTTTGGAGCCGATATTTACTTGGGAATAGACAGTCAAGATTACCAATTTTTATCTATTTTAGCTTTAAAACAGAATGATACGCTGCAAGCAATCCAACTCGCCTATAACAATCGCAGCCCGGTTAGCGCTATTGGGAGTGCTCTCGATGGGCTGGTCAAAATAAATGGCTTGACGCGAAAGGTACCCTCTTTTTCCACTTGTGTAGTTATTTTATCCGGAGTTCCTGGAACATCAATTTCAAACGGTATCGTAACTGATATCAATAATAATCGCTGGGATTTACCCGCTCAGATAAGTATTGGCGCTAATGGATCAGTATCGGCAACTGCACAATGCGAAACCTTAGGGGCGATCACGGCGTTATCTGGAAATATTAATGGGATAGCGACGCCTACAAAAGGGTGGATTTCTGTAACTAATACCGTATCTGCGGTATCAGGAATAGCCGTGGAAACTGACTCGCAATTGCGGGCCCGGCAAGATATTAGCACCTATTTACCATCGCAAACGTTACTCGCCGGTACCACAGCTGGAATCGCTTCTGTGCTTGGAGTTACTCGTTATCAGGTATACGAAAATGACACGGGAACTGCTGACGCCAACGGACTTCCGCCGCACAGCATAACAGCAGTTGTCGAGGGCGGGATCGATGGTGATATAGCCAGTCAAATTCATAGCAGAAAAGGGATTGGTTGTTATACCAATGGGACCACTATGGTTCTGGTTGCTGATTCATATGGCAAGAACACTACTATTAGATTTTATCGTCCCTCTTATGTTCCTATATTTGTAAATATAAATGTAACTAAAATGGCTAGATATACTGACAATATGACAGCGGCTATTCAATTAGCGATTAGCACCTATTTAAATAGCCTGCAAATTGGAGAAACACTTGTGTTTTCCGTTTTAAACGCTGTGGCAATGAGTGTACAACCGAATTTATCAGCTCCCGTATTTGCTATCACGGCGGTTACAACTGCAAAAACAATAAATCCAACAGGAACTGTAGATATTCCGATTGCCTTTAACGAAGTTACACAAGGAATTCTTGACAATATCGTAGTAACCGCAACATAGAAGGGAGGGGTGATTAGTGGCAAGCAGACCAATAGAATATTATCAAAATCTGATCACGTCAGAACATCGCGACAAACCTAATTTCGTAAACTATCTAACTTCTAATCTTGGGTCATATTCTGATACCAGTGATATTATAGATCGGTTAGATGCTTATTTCGATATCGATAATGTAAGCGAATATCCTTATTTAGATTTTTTCCCTGGGTATGTCGTTGGATACACCTCTGGAAAATTCATTGCCAGTACGGATGGTGCCCAATTAGATATACTAGGGGAGCTTATTGGAATTGGTCGCGTTGTAAACTTTAATCCCACTGATGGCAGTAGTCCTATACTTTCGGACTTGAATTATAAAATGGTCTTGAAGGCTCAAATATTAAAAAACAACTGGAATGGGCGCCTCGATGATCTAGTTAAAATATGGGAAATTCTATTCCCTGGCTCATTATTTATTGTTACCGATAATCAAGACATGAGCATGACCGTGATTTTAGCAGGGGCTTTTACGCCAATGATACAGGATTTGATTATGCATGGCTATATTGTACCGAAACCGGAGGGGGTTAGAATCAATTATAGCTTTGGTCATTTACCTGTGTTTGGCTATGATTTGAACGATTCTTATGTCACTGGATATGATACTGGATGGTGGGCTGACTACAGCTAAAAGGAGGGTATTAATTTGGCAGGCAGTAATAATTTTTTAGTTTTTAATCCCGGAAAAGTAAATCAGGCTAGCGACAGTAACTATAACGTAAGTATTTATCGCTCAGGGGGAATTCCGGCTATCCCTGGCGCAGCGCCCTCGATCATTCACAATAAGTTATTTTACCAAGTCAGTATGATGGCTTCGGCGCTGGCACAAATGCTAGCTGATCGTGGTTATGCGGTAAGTGATGCAAGTTTTACGGACCTAGTTACAACATTGGATGCTTTGACTGACCTAAACCTATGGAAATCTTTAACTTCCTATGCTGTTGGCGATGTAGTGGTTTCCCGAAATGCTACCTCTTATAAACGCATGGAATGCACTGTTGCCGGCATTACTAATGCAGCAGAACCTACCTGGACAGCGGTAGGACAAACGATAGTTGACGGCACTTGTTCTTGGAAAGTTACGGATATCCGCGATTCCAGACACGCAGATACGGCGGCACACGCAGATACGGCGGATTTAGCGGATTTAGCCGATTCAGCAACAGTTTTACATACCGCTAGGTATATCAATGGTGTCCCGTTCAACGGCTCTGCTGATATTGATATTATTGTAGAAACATTCTCAAG